ACCACACACGACGCAATACGTGAGCCCATTGATGGTCTTTTTCATGGTGGCCGCCTCCTATCGTTTCCACGGAGGCGTGTTGTCGGCCGTCGGGGCCTGCTGCGGCTGCCCGGCCGCCGAGCCCTTGGCCTCGTAGCCCTTGATCTCGTTGGTAAGCTCTCCGGTGTCCTGGCGCTTCTTGAGCTTGACGGTGACCACCAGCGGGATGTTGTGCAGCTCTACGCTGTCCTTGGGCTGCATCACGCCGACGGCCCGGCAGATCGCCGAAAGGCCGCCCCTGGCGATCTTCTGCGTCAGGTCGTTAGGGTGGTTGATGCACAGCCGGTCCCAGACCTTGCGGCCTCGGAACTCGCCGTCGAGGACATTGAACTCCAACTGCAGGTAGGTGCCGTCGCCTTTCTTGGTGGTTTTCAGTTCGCTGGCGGTGATGGCCGCCAGGTACTTGCCGGCGGGGACAGGTTCAAAAGCTACGGAGGGTTCGACTTCGTTTGCGTTGAATCCGTTCAGATTAGCCATGGATCAGTTCTCCTTACTGTTGGTGGTGCCTTCGGCCCCAACCAGACGAAGGGCTGGGTTGGGCGTGGGATTGTGGTTGGGGGTCAGGGCCTGCATCAGCGCGGGCCACGAGAGGGGAATCTCGACCGGCAGGCCGTAGCGGTTCTTCGCCAGGACCACGTTGGTGCCCTCGGTCAGCAGCATACTCTGGTCTCCGTCGCGAGAAGCGTAGAGCACGCAGTCGGCCCATTCGATAAACGGAGGCGCGATCCAGTGGGGAAGGTCCGGAGCGGCCAGGCGGAGGTCGAAGCCCTCCGGCGAGGTCATCTTGGTGTTGGCCGCGTGGGCCAGCAGAATGATCGCCACGCCATGGTCGGCTACGGCGTTCAACATCGGAAGAAGGTCGCGGTAGACGATGTTTTGCACAATCTCGCGGGCCTTGAAGTACCCGCCGTGGGCCGTGCCCAGCGTGTTGGTGATGTCGCCCTGGGCTTTGCCGTCCAGGTCCAGCACCACGTGCTCGACGATCCGCTGGACCATCCAGTCGATGGTGTCGACGGCTACGGCCGCCACGCCGTCCGGCGGCGCGGTGGCCAGTTCGGCCAGCCACTCGCGCATCTGTGGCCAGGACTGCAGGTACGGCGTGCGAGTCAGCCCGGGCACGGCGCCGGCCCCATTCTCGCAATCCAAAAGGATCGCGCCAGCGGAGCCGGCGAAGGTGGTCTTTCCGACGCCAGGCTGGCCGTAGACGATCATTTTCGGCGGCGCCGGAGTGGTTGTCTTGATTAGCGAGTTCATCAGTGTCATGTCGTTACTCCTGGTTCGCTTGGTTTCATGGGTTGGTGGTTTGTTTCGCCGGCCGGCGAATGGCAGGTGCGGGAGTCGAACCCGCGTCCCCAGGGTTATGAGCCCCGGGCAGCCCGGCCCTGCCGGATATCAAAAAACGCCCGGGCGGGTGTAGGGAGTCCGGCCGCGTTCATCCGTGATGGCATCCCTGCCGTACGGCACGCCGGCCCGCCCGGGCGCAAGATTGGAATCAGGGAAAATCGAGGATGCGGATCACCTCGTAGCCTGTCGGAAAGGCGTCGATCTCCCAGGCCCGGCGCAGACGGTCGATGGCCTCCTCGTTTTCCTGCCGGGCGATGGCCAGCGTGTTGTCGCCGACGCGCCACACGCCGCAGCGGAACGGTTCGGTCTTTTCGACCGCGATGAGGTATACGGGAGGGAACTGGCCGATCACCTGGGCCAGGACGGCCTGGTAGAAAGCCAGTTGGTTTTGATAGCGCCGGCGCCTGGCGTCGTTCTCGAACCATGTCAAGTCGGCCGTGGTCTTGAGATCAACAACGCCCCGGTGCGGATGCACCCAATCCAGGCGCGCCTGGCAAGGGGCGTCGCAGTAGGTCGTGCGGATCACACCCTCCGACCGGCCGTAAAGAAGCAGGTCGACCGCCTCGTCGTTCATAGCCACGCCCGAAGCCATCTGTTCTATCAGCTCGACGTTGTCGTTGGAGAGGACCGGTTTGCCCTGAGCCTCGGCCCACTCGGCAAAGGCCTTGGTGGTCGAGCCAAAGGGCTTGTTGGTCTTGGGATTGATGGGGCCTCCGAACGCAAACTGCGATTCGTAGGCGTCGCGGCCTTCGAGGATGCGGACATGCGCGGCCCGGCCGACCAGCATCGCGGGGGTGTCTGCGTCCCCGATCAGGCCGAGCTGCTTCTTGCGGTACAGCCAGGGGCAGGCCATGAAGTCGAGCAGTTGATGGCTCGACAGGTATTGGCCGGCCTTGGCGTGGTACTCTTCGGCCGGTTCGGCGCTGAGCACGCCAAGGTCAATCGCCAGGTTGCTCTCTACGGTTTGCGGCATTTTCGGACTCCCATACTTGGGGCAGGCGTCGCTGCCCTGCGTCCGTAGTGCCTATTGCCGCAGAGGCCGAAAACTTCGCAGTGCCATCCAAGATCACATGAGCGCTCACATGACGATCATGTGAGCGCTTTTGGCACCGGTGCCGCGTCATGTGACCGTCACATGACGATCACGTGATTTTTCCAATTCACATCGACGGCCAGATACGTGGCCCCGGCCGCTCCGTGACCATGGCCTTAGACGCTCGGAAAAGACCCGGGCGCGAACGAGACCCTGGTTACGGAGAAACGAATGATGAAGAAGAACCGAATCCGAGAGTTGTATCAGCAGTACGTCGGCGGGATGGATGAGTGGCGGATCAAGCTGGCCATCGCACGCATGAGGCGGTTCCGTGTGCCGCAGAACTCGTGGGAGGACACGATGCAGGAGCTGGCCATCGTGATCCATGAGTTCCGCTTCGAGCCGGACAAGGCGCACGCGGCCAGCGAAAGAACGATTCTCTGCCGCGCCCTGGACAACCGCATCCGCATGCTGGCGAGGGGCAATGCCCGACGCCTGGCGATGCTGGATCGGCTCGGCCATATGGTGCAGCAGGTTGAGGACACACGTCGGCCCGATGACGTCGCCGCCGAGTCGGAAGTGCGGCAACTGGTGGCCGGACTCACGCCGCAGCAGCAGGATATCTGCCAGGCCCTGATGAACGGCGAGAGCGTGTACGGAATAGCCCGCCGTACGGGCAAGCATTATGAAACCGTCTGCCGCCACGTCCGCCGTATTCGCCAGGCTTTCGCCGATCGGGGGCTCGACCAATGGTTCGCCTGAACACCATGGAATCGGCGCCTCCTACCGCCGACCGGAGACTTGACGAACTGGCGGAAATCCTCGCCCGGGGTGTGCTTCGCCTGGAGGCGAAAGAAAATCGTTTTAAGAGAGAAAACCGCCTTGAGTTCCCCGCCAAAACGAGGCTCAGTGTCACCACTTCCGACGCATTAGAAGATTGCGAGGTGACATGATGCAGAAGACCGTTTTGAAACAGATTGACGAACTCAACCGCATGTCGATGGACGAACTCCGTAAGCGGTGGGCCGACCTGCTAGGGACCGATCCCGGCAGGTTGGGGCGACAGTACCTGATGCGCCGCCTGGCGTACCGCATCCAAGAGCTGGCCTACGGCGGATTGAGCAAGCAAGCCCGCAAGCAGCTCGATGCAGTGGCCGACGGCAAACCCGCCAAGGCGGCGAAACAGCGAAAGCGCCGCAAGACGATCCTCTCTACGGGCACGCGCCTCTTGCGCGAGTGGCACGGCGACCGATACGAGGTGATCGTCGAGGCCGACGGGTTCCGCTACGACGGCAAGCTCTACCGCAGCCTGACGGCCGCAGCCTACGCCATCACAGGTCAGCACATCAGCGGCAACCATTTTTTCGGCATCAAGCGTAACGGCACGGGAGGTAAGAAATGAGCGAACCCAAACGCACCATCCGCTGCGCGGTCTACACGCGCAAGAGTCACGAGGAAGGCCTCGACCAGGAGTTCAACTCCCTCGACGCCCAACGGCAGTCGGCGGAGGCATACGTTGAGTCCCAACGCCACGAGGGTTGGAAGATCATCCGCAAACGCTACGACGATGCGGCCTACTCTGGCGGCAATATGGATCGCCCGGCGCTGACAGAGCTGCTCGACGACATCTCGGACGGGCAGATCGATTGCGTGGTGGTCTACAAGGTGGATCGGCTGAGCCGGTCGCTACTGGACTTCGCCAAGCTGATCAACCTGTTCGACAAGCACGGCGTCAGCTTCGTCTCCGTAACTCAGCAGTTCAACACGACCACGTCGATGGGCCGTCTGACGCTGAATATCCTGTTGTCGTTCGCCCAGTTCGAGCGTGAGATTATCGGCGAACGCATCCGCGACAAGAAGCAGGCCACCGCTCAACAGGGCAAATACGTCGGTGGCGGCTCAATCCTCGGCCTGGACGTGGTGGACAAGAAGTACGTGGTCAACCGCGAGGAAGCCAAACTTGTCCGCGACATCTTCGACCGCTTTGAGAAGCTCGAGTCCTGCCGCAAGGTCGCCGTAGAGCTTAACGCCGAGGGCATTCGTACAAAACGAAAACTGGCGAAGAGCGGCAACCTCCGTGGCGGCAAGGAATGGACGCAGAGGGCCGTCTACAACCTGCTCATCAACCGCAAGTATATCGGACAGATCGTTCACAAGGGCAAGGCCTATCCCGGCGAGCATGAAGCCATCGTACCGACCAAGCAGTTTGAACGTGTCCAGGCCCAACTGCGAGCGAACAAGACCTACACGCACAAACACCAGGTCAAACGGTTCGTCCTGCTTCGCCG